AGCGTAACGCAGACTTCGGCAAAGGACTTGGCTACGCAATTGTCCGACGCGATAGCCGAAGCCTACTCCGACGGTTTCAACAGCGACAAAGTAAAAAGCGCGATTGAAAAGGTTACGAACCAGGTATTAGGCAATGCCGTAAAGAACGCCTTAAAAAAACAATTCCTTGAACAGCAGCTACAAAGTGCCGTAAAGCAGTTGCAGCGCGATATGGGTTTCGATGATGAAGGCGGCGGTTCCTTCGACGGCTTGACCCCGGAAGAACAAAAACGGTTTAAGGATAGGGTAAACTCGATAGCCCAAGGGTACGCCGAAGCCTTGAAGTTGTACGAAGACTTGTTTAAGGACTTGGACGATAACGGCGACCCAACTACGAGCCTATCCGGTGCAATTAAGGGAGCCAGCCAAGAAAGTATAGACCTATTGGCCGGACAAACGAACGCTGTACGTGTAAACCAAGTGCAGGAAATAGAAATCTTGCGCCAGCAGCTTATACACCTTGCCAACATCGACGGCAAACTAAGCGTATCGAACCGGCACCTTGAACAGATAGAAAAGAATACTTCGGGAAGCGCGTCCGACCCGTTACGGGCGCAAGGAATAACAATGTAGCGATATGGAAGTAAATAAACGATTGGCCCGCGACGCCAAAAAGAAAGGCATTTGCGAAGAATGGTACGACCGCCTTATAGATACCAAGGAGAAAGACAAACTTATAAAAATGTACCTTGAAGGTATCGACTTCTGCCTAAGCAACGAGTACCCCAGCAATGAATTTATACGCCGGCACTTCGTAGGCACTTGCGAAGCCTACGGCGTATTCCTCGACCGCGCTATTACGGCCGGAAACTTCCGGCACGTAGTAGCCCTTGGCCGTTGCGAGGGTACCGCCACTTACGACGGTTGGAACGTAGGGCAGGTATTCGTAAAGCACCAAAGCCGGTTAAAGGTTCTTGCTACCGGTAATTCCTTCGTCATGGTAGACGTATTCGACGACACCACCGTAGAGGTAGAAGCGCGGGATAACGCGAAGATTTGCGTAAACCACTACGGCGGGAGCTTGACGACCACCGCCGGCGACGGCGAAGGTAACGCGATAATAAAAGTTATTCGAAAAACGACTAAAACGTATTGATATGGCAGACGAAAGTAACATTATCCTAAATATGCCCTTCGATGAAGCGGCCGGTTCTACCATTGCCTACGATTACAGCAAGACGCGGGCGGACGGTACGGTAGTAGAAGCGGACTTTACCGGCGGCAAGCAAGGCAACTGTATAAAGTTCGACGGTAGCGGGCATTGCGATATAGACAAAAACGTAATTCCCCTTACCGGGAACTTTACCCTTCTTGCCTGGTTGAAGCGTTCGGCCTTCCCGGACGGCTTTACAGGTAAGCGTATCGGATTTTTCGCACGGTGGGAAGCGTTGGAAGGTTATACGGAAGCGTGGTTTAACCTTGCGGCCGATACTTGGGGCTATTGGGCTATCGTCAAAGAGGGCCTAACAATCCGCATTTACCTTGATACCGCATTAGTACAGACCATTACGCTACCGGCCCAGCCTACCGGGTTCGCTATCCTGCAAGACATCTATACGACCGCCAACGGCTACGGTTGTATTGACGAAGTTAAGGTATATAATACCGCCTTGACGCAGGAAGAAATTACCGAAAGTATCGCTACGGTGGCGCAATTGGCTTACAGCATAGACGGAACCGATTTTAAGGCTTGGGATATTTATGTAAGCGAAAGTAGTGGCCTTCTTGACCGGCCCAAGATGAAAGCCCCGGTTTCCGTCGATTGGCCGGATTATCACGGGGAGATAGTAGACCTTGAAAACAAGATACTGCAACCCCGCGAAATAGCCCTTAATTGCTTTATGAAAGCGAACGGGAAGGTAGACTTTGTTACGAAGCTAAACGACTTCTTGGACGTATTCAGCCGGCCCAACACCCAGCGGCTTATGGTAGATATACACCCTACGAAACCGTTGCTTTACGAAGTCTATAACGAAAACGGGGTAGCCATTAGCAAGCGTTGGAATGACGACCTTATGGTAGGAACCTTTACCTTGAAGTTGAAGGAACCCGACCCGGTAAAGCGTATCGTACGGCACCAGCGTTTAAGCAATGATACGAAGACGCTAACGATTACCCTAACCAGCGCGAAAGCGGTTACTATTTTTTGGGGCGACGGAACTCAAACGAACGACGTTTACGGAACCGACGTAACAACCAGCCACGAATATACGACCGACGGAATTTTTTACGCCATTGTCGCTGGCGTTATCGAAGAAATAGAAAGTTTCACTACTAACGGTATTATCGTATGGAACAAATTATAGTAAGACACCCGGACGGGACTACGGCCCTTTTGACCTCACGGGCGCGTAAGTCCGGCGTTACCAAGGCCGAACAGAGTATTACGCTATTGGGAGCCGATACGGTGGCGATAACCGTAAAAAGTGCCACGCCCTTAACCTTCCACTTGGGCGACCAAATAGACGTTTACGGGAAGACCTATACCCTTAACCAGCTTCCGGGAATTAAGAAGACCGGAAACCGGAACTTCGAATATACCCTTACTTTCGAAGGGGTACAGTACGAGTTAATCGACGCGCAATTTTTGTTACCGGACGATACCGTATTAGACAGCTTTACGGGCGATTTGGAAGACTTCTTAGGTATTCTTATCGGGAACCTTACCCGTGTATATCCGGGTAAATGGGTGTTAGGCGTTTTCCCTGCCAATACGGAGTTTAAGACGCTAACCTATACGGAAAAGAATTGTTTGGAAGTGTTGCAAGACCTTTGCGAGCAATACAGCACCGAATTTGAGATTACCCAAGCTAACGGCGTTCGTTCGCTCAATATCAAAATGGCCGGGGTAAACTTCCCCTATACTTTCCGGTACGGACGTACCGGCGGGCTTTACGAATTGACGCGCCAAAACATCAATTCCAAGAATGTAGTTACCCGGCTATACGTCTATGGCGGTAGTAGCAACCTTGGGGATAAATACCGTTATACCCGTCTTTGTCTTCCGGGCAAGGCAAAGAACGCTTCCTACATCGAAGACGCGGCCGCTATTGCGGCTTACGGATTGAAGGAGAATACAAAGATATTCGACGATATTAAACCCGAACGTTACGGCGAAGTAACTGCCGCCGGAAGCGCGTATTATGCCTTTAAGGACGCTACTATGAACTTCGACCTTAACGAAAAGGATAGCGCGGGTAATACAAAGTGGCTTATAGACGGAGTGAACGCAAAGGTAAAGTTCACTACCGGAAACTTGGCCGGATATGAATTTGACGTACACAAGTACGACCACGCGACGAAAGAAATACAGGTAGTACCGTTCACGGACGAAAACGGCATGAAGTTCCCCAGCAAAACAAGTGCGGCGTTTCAGTTCGGCGTAGGCGATAAGTATTTCTTCACGGATATAAATTTGCCGGACGCTTACAAGACCGAGGCGGAAAACAAACTACTTTCGGAAGGGAACAAAGCAATAGCCGGGTATAGCCAGCCGCAAGTACAGTACGGGTTAAGTATCGACGAAAATTTTATACGTCAGTTCGCCGGCGAATTGACCGTAGTAAACCTTTTCGCCGTCGGCGATTATATTCCGGTGGAAGATGAAGACATAGGCGTAAACAAATCGGTACGAATTACGGCTTTTACGCGCGATTTGCTGCGGGAATACAAGTATAATATAACCTTGGGCGACAGCGTAACCAAAACGACGATTACCCGCGTTATCGAAGACTTGCAGAAAATCGACAATGTTATAGAGATAAACGACCTTGCCGACCCGTCGAAGGCCCGCCGCAATTGGAAAGCCAGCCAAGAGGTATTAGCCAACGTGTTCGACCCCGAAGGCCACTATTACAGCGAGAAGATAAAGCCACTTTCGATTGAAACGACCATGTTAGCAACCGGCGCACGTTCCCAGCAGTTCGTATTACAGAACACCCGCTTTGAACCGAACTACGAAGGCAACCCCAATACGGTAAGGGTTGTAGGCGGTACGTTGGTTCACTACACGATAGCGGAAACCGTAAAGAGTTGGCAGCTAAATACGGCCACCTTCTCGAACCTTGTAAGCGGGACGGTGTATTACATATACGCCCGTTGCCAAAAGACCGGTACGGCCGGAAACATCGTTTTCGATACAGTACAGCGAAAGGTAGACAGCGACCCGACATATTACTATTTCTTGGTGGGAAGCCTAAGCAGCGCGATAACGGACACCGACGGAAAGCGGCCGGCGCGTCTTATTGCCCTTACTTATGGCGCGACTACTATTAACGGGCGATTCCTTACTACGGGCCGGATTCAAAGCGGCGACGGGCAAACCTATTTCGATTTAGATACCGGGGAAATTGGTGGGAACATCAAATTTCGTGCGTCCGACGGGACATTAAAGAATGTTTCCGAATTGGAACAAAGTGATATAGAGTATTTGCGCGACGCTTTCAAAGATGCAAGAACGGAAATAGAAGGCGGTGTAGCCCTTTCCGGGTTTATCGGGGTACGTGATACGGGACAAAATGTAGTAGCGGCTATGGCCGGTTACAATCCCACCACAGAATCCGACTACCCGATGATATTTGCGGGAGCGCAACAAGGGGGTATAGAGTATTACGGTTGGACAAGCAACAGTTATACTCACGTTTATACCAAAAGCGCAACGCCGAGTAATGGGGATAATTGTTACAACCGAGCCGGGGAAATTGTAGGAACAGTTACGAATATAGCAGGGGCGCAGATTTTCGCGTTATCCACGACGGGCGAAACCTACCAGCGTAATACCGATATTGATTTTACGGCACAAACGCCCTCTTCAATGGAAGGCAACCGGGCCAAATTCCGTGTATATAAAGATGGGCGGTGTATTTCCAACTACTTCGAAACGAGCGGGTCATATAAAACGATATATACGCTAACCTATTGCCCTCTTTTACAATTTACTACCGTGTTGGAAGTTTCCGAAAATTGCTATATGCGTTTAGTTTCTAACGGACAATTCGGGGTTTTAATGGAAACAAATTCCGAGCATGACGGTTATAACTGTTCATTATATAATTCGTCTTCATACCCTTGTATGGTTGTAAAAGGTACAAAAACTTCTTATACCCAAGTTGGGGCATTATCCCCCGGCGATTTAATGGAGTTCGTTAATATTATGGGGAGTTGGATATTGCGAAACTATACCAAATATTCGACAAAAGCATAAAGTGAGTTTTTAATATTTTACCAACAAACGTATTATTATAATACGCAAGTAGGTATTTTTGTGTAACTTAAAATTCGACGAAATGAGTACAACGAGAGGGGGCGAAACGGTTTCCGCCCAAATCGGAAGAATTGGCCCCATTGAAGGGCTAAGTACGGGTAACTTCAAAATGGAAGATACGCCGTTTAACATTAAGAACGACGGAGAAACCGCCGTAGTTCTTGAAGTAAACCTTTGGGGCATGGAGCCGGGCACGTTTGTAGCTACGCGCTTCGAAACGGGCTGGAACCCCGAAATAGTCCGAGAGATTAAGCAAACGAGTATTAACGCTACCCTTATTTGGGGGTACTAAATCTTATACGGCTATGGGTTTATTGATTGGAGTAGGAAATACGAAGCCGACGTTTCCCTACGATTACTACTACGGTATAGAATGGGATTCTAACGTAGCTTCTTCGGCTTGTACCCGGATAGGCCGTACGGAACTTCACGTTTCGCTGCCTATTCAAAGTAAAATGCGCCGTTGTATCTTGCGCGATAACGGAACGGTAGCCTATTACCTTCATGCGAACGACAGCACTAAGCGCGATACAGGAGCAGCCGCCAAACTTGACGGTACCGACGGGCAGGTAATGGTAGAAATCCCGGCCCACTACCGCAAGTTCGAAGTAGACGGTACTAAATTCCGGTGCCTTCTTTCCGAACACGCGCTACCGGGGTTCCATTTGGTGCAGCTTGCCTATCGTTCGGCTTACGAAGCGGCCGTAGACCGCACCGTATCGGCTACGCCGAAACTTGCAAGCGTCGTAAATACTTCTACGGCTTTCCGTGGCGGTAACAATACGGCCGGTTGGGACGGAACATATAGAAGCCTTTTAGGTATGCCGGCTACATCTATCAGCCTTACCAACTTTCGGAAGTATGCCCGGAACCGGGGGAATGCCGGCAAGAACGGGGCCGGTTGGAATTGCGACGTTTACGAAGTACAAAAAACTTGCTGGTGGCTTTACGCCGTCGAATACGCTAACTTTAATTGCCAACTTGCCTATAACGCGGAACCTACAAGCGAAGGATATAAGCAGGGCGGATTAAGCCAAGGCGTTACCAATATGAGCGATTGGGGCGGCTATAACAGTTATAACCCTATGGTTCCTTGCGGGGTTACTAATTCTTTGGGGAACAAAACCGGCGTAGTAAACTATACTTACAAGAAAAGCGACGACACCGACGGCCAAACCCTTAGCGTACCCAGCTACCGAGGTTTGGAAAATCCTTTCGGGCACGTTTGGAGTTGGACGGACGGCTGTAAATGCAATGTACAGAGCGACGCGGCCGGTGGTCTTAGTGAGTTCTTCGTATGTACCGACCCGGCTAAGTTCCAAGATAGCGACTATACCGACTACGAAAAACGCGGTGAGATACCCCGCAATGAAGGTTATGTTAAAATTATGATGATTGGCGAGTACGGCGAAAATATGCCGATAGAGGTGGGCGCAAGTTCTACAACCTATTTCTGCGACTACTACGCCAGAGGCATTCCCTCGTCGGGGTCGGTTACGCGGGGCGTGCGTTTCGGCGGTGCTGCGCCGAACGGCGCGACTGCCGGCTTTTCGCACGCGGCTTCGTATACGAATGCGAATTTCGGCTCCCGGCTTTGCTTTTTACCCGCTTAAAACGACACGCAACGGAACGCATTAACAAAGAAGGTTTAATTACGGCGGGCTTTCGAATTAGCCCAAATTAGGACGAATGCCCGCCGTTCAATTTTTCGCAAAAATGGAAAACAACAACAGGCAGGACGACGGAAGTTTAGCTTTCTTGCAGATTGAGCCGGACGCGAATAACAAGCACTTCAATTGTTCGGAAATAACCCAGCAGAAGTTAATTAACCTTTCTTTTTGGGTTATCGACTTCTTGGACGACGTTAAAACGAAGTTCGGAACCGGTCGCTTCTCGGTTAAGATTAAGTTCAATAAAGAAGACCCGGATAAGGACGCGCGGAAGTTCTTTACCAATTCGCAGGAAATTAAATATATCCTTGGGAAGATTAAGGAGCGTAACGCCTTCCCGCGTAAGGTAACTATGCGGGCTTCGGGAACAAGGTATTATTTCGAGTGACGATAAAGGCGGTTTACCCTTGGGGCGTGCTTTTCGGCGGTAATGCGAATAACAGCGCGAATGCCGGCTTTTCGTACGCGAATACGAATAACACGGCTTCGAATACGAATGCGAATATCGGCTCCCAGCTATGCAGATTTTTAACAGGGTAAAAACCTTGCCACTTGGCAAAAAACAACAACTATTTAAGGGGTATTAGTAGGACTTCCCGAACGTTCCCTAAGAAATCAGCAAACAGGTAGCGCGATGAAGCGAATAGGTAACTTGTATGAAAAGATTTGTTCTATCGAGAACTTGCAGCTTGCGGACGAAAAGGCCCGTAAGGGTAAGTTACGCACGTACGGAGTTCTCGAACACGACAAAAACCGGGAAGCGAACCTATTGAAGTTACGCGAAACCTTGCTAAACGGTACTTTCCATACATCGAAGTACGACGTATTCACTATTTACGAACCCAAAGAACGGGAAATATACCGCTTGCCTTACTTTCCCGACCGTATTTTGCACCACGCTATAATGAACGTCTTAGAGCCTATTTGGGTTTCGACCTTCACGGCGGACACTTATAGCTGCATTAAGAACCGGGGGATTCATGCGGCCGCGAAGAAGGTAAAACAGGCCCTACGGGAAGACCCGGAAGGTACTACGTTTTGTTTGAAATTGGATATTCGCAAGTTCTACCCTTCGATTAACCACGACGTGCTAAAATCCATTCTGCGCCGCAAGTTGAAGGATAAAAGGCTACTTCGCCTACTTGACGAAATTATAGATTCGGCGGACGGCGTACCTATCGGAAACTACCTAAGCCAATATTTCGCTAACCTCTATTTAACCTACTTCGACCATTGGATAAAGGAACAGAAGCGGGTAAAGCACTACTTCCGCTACGCGGACGATATTGTAATACTTGCTTCGGATAAATCCTACCTTCATTCCTTAATGGGCGAAATTAGGGCGTATTTGGGGGATTTGAAATTAGAGGTTAAAGGGAATTGGCAAGTTTTCCCCGTAGCGGCTCGCGGTATCGACTTCGTAGGATATGTATTTTTCCACACGCATACCCGAATGCGAAAGGGCATTAAAAAGACTTTTTGCCGGCGGTTGGCGAAGCTGAACAAACGGAAAAGGCCATTATCCGAAAAGGACTTTAAGCAGGCTATTTGCCCTTGGTGGGGTTGGGCGAAGTCTTGCGATAGCAAACACTTGATTAAGAAACTTTCTAAAACATCGAAGTATGAAATCAAATTCAAACGATAGACCGCCCATTTTGCAGGACTTGGGCAACGGCAGTTGGCATTACAACTACAATATTACCGAAGTGGAAGTAACGCCGGAACCTATGGCCGAAGCAGAAGGCGACCAGGTACCGGCCGCAAGGAAGGCGTACGATTACGACACGGTGGAAGTATGGGGCCGGCCGGATTACGACAAATGCGTAAAGGCCGTTTTGCGTTCCCGCCGGGACGAAACCGAAGAATTTAGCCTTATCAATAAGTACAACGCTTTCGTACTTGGGCTATCGACGGACGAAGCGGACAAAACCGAATACGAAAATTACCTTAAAGAAGTGCTTGCGGTTAAAGCAATGGTTCGGGCCGACCTTGCCGCCGCCGGTATCGACGTAGGGGCAGCGGGAATTTAAGCTATGGAAAATATCTTACAGACCTTCGGGCCGCAACTTATTATTATAGCTTGCGTTTACGCGCTTGTTTTGTTCGTGGTCTTCCTTGACCTTTGGGCCGGGATTCGAAAGGCCAAACAACGGGGGGAATATCGGTCTTCGTACGGATTGCGTAAGACAGTAGACAAAATAAGCCGGTATTTCAATATGATACTCGTAATTACGGCTATCGACGTGGTGCAAATGTTGGCTATTACGCAGCTAAATCCGCAGACGAACCACACTTTACCGGTATTGCCGTTTTTTACGTTTATCGGGGCTATGTTCGTGGGATTTATCGAATTAAAGAGTATCTACGAGAATAGCGAAGCCAAGGAGCGGGCCAAAATCGGGGATGCGGCTAAAATCCTTTCGCAAATCATCCAGCATAAGGACGAACAGGAGATTATAGCCGGGGTTATCGAGTATCTAAAAAAGGAAAAAGAGAAAGGGGGCGACAATGAAACTAACGCTTAAACGGCGATACTTCGCCGAAACCTATACTATAGGTACGCTGTTTATTGACGGGGTGCGTTTTTGCGATACCTTGGAAGACAAGAACCGGGACGACAACCGAAACGGCAAATTTGACAATGGGGAACAGAAGGTAAAGAACGAAACGGCTATACCGTTCGGAACCTACGAAATAACCGTAAACCGTTCGCCGCGCTTCGGGCGCGACCTTCCTCGCCTTTTGAACGTACCGCATTTCGACGGCATTCTAATTCATCGTGGCAATACCGGTAAGGACACTTCCGGCTGTATTTTGGTCGGAGAAAACAAGGTAAAGGGGCGGGTTATCAATTCCACGCCTTACGAACTTGAACTTACAAAGCGGTGTAAGGCCGCAATAGCCCGGAAAGAAAAAATCACTATCGAAATCGTATGAAAACAAGAACCTTTATAGCTATTCTTTGGGGGATTGCGGCCGTTTCTTTTATCGGGTGTTCCACGCCGCGAAAGTTGGCCGGCAGCACGAAGGAAACGGCTAAGACCGAAGAAAAGCGGAACGAAACGACGGCGGCCGAATTTCGCCGGACGGTAGACAATACGAAAACCGAAGGCGTAGAAGTAACCTATACGAAAATCGAGTTTTTCCCGCCGAAACCCGATACCCGGCAGGCAAAGCCGGACACTATGCAGGCGGGCGGCCCGTCTAATCCGGTTGCAGACACACCCAAGAACCGGCCGAAGGAACCGAAAGAGAAGCAGCCGCCCGATACCGGAAGGCAGGGAGCTATTAAGAGTATCGAAACCTTCACGGTAAAACAGAAGGCCGAAGCTACCGGGGTAACGCAGGAAGAACAGAAGACGGAAACGACCAAAACGGAAGAAGTGAACACGGACACCGATAAGGAAACCGATATTACCGAGAAGCCGGCGGCCGACCCGTACAGGTGGCGTTACATTTTCGGGATTTTGGTACTATTGGCGGTTGCCTTTTTCTTTCTTCGGAAGACGAAGGTATTTACGGCTGTAGCCGCCTTCTTCCGCAAATTGTTTTAGCGGAGATAAAAGGAAAGCACCCAAAAGGGCCTTAAAAATGGGTTCCTTTTTGGGTGCCTTGCGTGTAAAACCTTAATAGTTAAGGTTGTCTGCGGAGAGGGAGGCTGTAAGAACATACGAACAACAAACTACCATACGTTACCAAGTTTCCGAAATATCAGCTTTTTAGCCCTATTGTTGGTAACATAAGGAACCATACGCTACCGATTAGTTAAGGCGTATTTGGGTTCCTTTTTGGGTTCGGCTTATTTTCCTTGCTGTCGGGGTATCGGAAACTTATTAAATTTATCCATTTCGGCGACCTTCAATTTATCGACGATTTTAATATAGGGCTTCATCGCTTTGTAGTCGCTGTGCCCCGTCCACTTCATAATGACCTCGGCCGGAACCCCCAGCCTAAGCGCGTTTATGATAAAAGTACGCCGGCCGCAATGGGTGGTAAGAAGGGCGTATTTCGGTAATACTTCTTCGTACCGAACATTCCCCTTGAAATATACGACCCTTGTAGGTTCGTCGATACCCGCCATTTCCCCCATTACTTTAAGGTGTTCGTTCATTTTTACGTTGCTTATGACCGGTAGGGCCTTATCGTTCGGCAAACCTATATTCTCGTACTTTTTCAGTATAGCCCGGCTATACTTATTCAATTCGATAATAAGGCCGTCTACGGTCTTTTGAGTAACCACGCTTATATAATCCTTCTTTACGTCGCTTCGGCGCAATTTTGCCACGTCGGAATAGCGAAGGCCGGTAAAGCAGCAGAAACAAAAGACATCGCGCACGGCTTCCAGCGAAGACCTGGACGGCGGGAATTTGAAGGAATACAGGTTAAACAGTTCTTCCCATTCCAAGTATATAATTTCCTTTGCGTTTCCGTCGGCCCCTTTGAACTTCGGCTTAAATGTTTCGTGTACGTTGCTTGGGTTATATCCTTTATGGTATGCCCAGCGCAGGAACCACCGAAGAAAGGACATATTTTTAGATATGGTAGTATTACGAAGGTCGGCTTTATGAAGGCTCGTAATGAACTTTTGTAGGGTGTTTTCGTTTATTTCTTCAAAGGTAAGGTTCTTGTTAAACGCTTCCAGGTGCTTACGCAGGCTATTAAACTTCGTATAGGTCGCTTTCGTCCAATCATTCAAACGGCCCATAGTTTCCGTAAATTCGTCGTAGGCATTATAGAATGGTTGGTTACTTCCTTCCGTTTCGGCGGTCGGGGTTGTTTTCCCGGTCGCTTCATCGAAAGCCGTTTTAAGTTCGGCCGGTGTCGGTACCCGCTTTTCCAGCAATTCGAACCGGGTAAATATGGCTTCTATTTGTTCTTCGCAAGCCGTAATAGCCTTATTTATTTCGCCGGCCGTTTGTCGGAACCGGTTTTTTGTATTGGAGGTAACGCGGCCTTCTTCTTCGTTCCACTTTTCCGGTTCGATACTATACCCTACCCGAAAGTCCACCCGGTACCCGGCATAGCAAACACGCATACGAATAGGGCGACACTCCACCAATACACCCCCTACCTTTTTGGGGAATAGATTAAATTTAATAGTCCGCTTCATTTTGAAAACATATTACCCCGGCCGGTTAATAACCAATCGGAAGAAACGGAATACTTGGCCGCCAAATAGTAAAGGGCTTCTACTTGTATAGACTTGTAGCGGGAAACTTTACCGGGCCTTGGGGTTACGCCGTAAACAAATCGGGTTTCCCGATAACGCGACGCACTTAACCCGGCTTCCTTGCAAAATGATTCCAAAGCGGATAACCGGCCCAATGAAACAAGGGCTTCTATCGCTTGGAAGAAACGGCGGTTTACGCCGTCTTCGATAGGGGTTATTATCTTAGGCTTCTTTACGCCCATTTTCAAAGCTCCTTAACATCATTTCGAACGCCGCCTTTGGTACTATGGCAGTTTCCGCGCCGGAAATAAACGCCGCTTCCAAGGCATTAAACACAACTTCCGGCATATCCCCGTAATACTTTGGTTGGTCGTAGTATTCAGCTACTTTTATTTCGATTGTTTCCGGTTCCATTATACACAGTTATTTTTATCGAATTTTCGATTTACGGCACTTTCATACGTTGAACGGTAGAAAGTATAGCTATATAGGTTTGCTTCGAAATTTGGGGCATTTCTGCCCGTTTTCTATCACTGCACCCCGAAAAGCTATACTATTATATAGTGCAAACGTACTGCAATGCGCTATTTTTCGCTTAGTTTTTCAATTACAGAGATAAGCCGGGCTATTTGGCTATCCTTTTCTTTTATCATTTCTTGATAGCCTTTTTGCAACTCAATCAAACCCGCAATATCGTTAGTCGTAACCTGGTTCCCGTTGCCGGCAACGGCGGTGTTGTTATTTCCCGAAATACGGTTTGTATTATCTCCGTTCCGCATTGTTCCGTCGCCGGTAAGCAACCACATAGGATTAAGTTCCGGGAATTGTTCGCCGATAGCTTTCATCTTATCGGGCTGGATAGATTGGCGTATATTATTGACATAAGACGACGAAACGCCTATCCGCCTACAAAATTCCCGCTCACTAATATTTAGGGTCTTGATATACTCCCTAAGTCTTTCTTTTACACCCATATAACGCGATTTTAGAAGGTTTCAAAAAATATTTTTCGCATTTTGCATAGCAAAAATTTGCTTATTGTACTGCAATGCTATATATTTGCAACGTGTAACCGATACGATTGCAAAGGTATAATAATAATACGCTCCATGCAAATAAGCGGCATAGCAAAAAATACCTAAGCAATTTAAGCGACAATGGATTATGAAGTACGATACGACATTTATTAACCGAAACTTCCTTTTGAAAGTCTACGGAGTAGACAGCGAAAACAAAAGGATAAACCGCCTTGTAGGGGTTTCCGGCTTGGTGGGGCTAATCGGTACGGAGCTTACCGAAAAATTCATTACTCGTGCACTTAACAGTAAGAAAGACAGCGTAAAATGCCGCCTGCGCCGAGGATTACAAGTAACACTATATTTCAAATAGACGATGAAAAAGACAGTAATAGTTAATGGCAAAGCAAAGCGTATAGAATTTTCGTACGCGGTAGGCGAAACTATTTCGCTGAGCAATAACGAGGTAAGAAAACCTTGGGGACGGGTTACGGAAAGGGTAACAGTTTCAAAACTAACCTTTACGATTGACGGGAAGACCTACGAGGGAACGCGCACCTTTAAGGTTGCCGGCGGCCCCTATTCGGAAACCTTCGAGTTCGACGGGAATAGCTTTGCTTCCCATAAAAAAGCAATTGAATACATACTTAACAATATCGAGAAATGAGCGAAACGACAATTTACAAAGAAGGATTTAACGCCGGCTTTATGCAGCTTCGACAGATTGACGTAGAAGCCGCTACAAAGGAACTCTGGCAAGCGTTGGGGATTAACAACCGCAACACTTTCGCGGCTTACAAGTTCGGACGTATCGAACCCAAGGCAAGCCAAGCCGTCGCCGTCGAATTGGTATTTAGGAAGTACGGCGTTACGACAAACATTTGGGGGAAATAGAAATGAGAGCCGAAGCAGGACTAACGCAGCGCGAAACCCAAATAGCCGAATTATTGGCTTGGGGAGCCGCAAAAAAGGAAGTGGCCGACAGGCTTTCTATTTCGCCCCGGACGGTAGAGAATACCGCACGAAACATTTATAGCAAGATAGGAATACAGAAGGCTACGGAGCTTTGCGTATGGTGGTTCTGCACACATTGCGGCGTTTCCTTCGACCTATCCCCTATAAAACGGACAATTATAGCCTGCTTCTTCCTTGCGATTATTCTACCGCGTGAAATGTACGCCCAAGGCGATACCTACCGACTGTTCAGAAGCCGCAAAGTAGCCGAACGTACAGTGACACGAAGAACCGGAAGGCGGCAGGAATACGAATTAGATTTTTGGGAACTATAAAAGGCAAAGGCTATGAAGCGACTAATTAAAGAATTATCCCTTTCGGGATTGACGCTAAAACAGAAGGCGATAGTTTGGTATTTCATTATATCGTTTTGCCTTCTTGCAAGTACGGCGGAAGCCCCGTTTTGGTTCTTGTTTTTAGAGGTTGCCAACTTCGCCAATGCCGCCCGCCTTATAAAACGGGTTCCACTACCGGAAGACCCACGAGATAGTTAGGTATGGCAGACTTAAATACAAGACTTATAGACCTTACGGCGGGGGAATTATTAGAGCTAATAGGGAAAGGACAAAGCCCCCGGATAGAAGTAGACGTTACCAAAGACCCGAATAAAAAATACGTCTACGGCCGGGCCGGGATTGCCGAACTATTCAAATGTTCAAAGACTACCGCCAGCCGCATAAAACAAAGCGGCTTAATCGACGGCGCATATAAGCAGGTCGGAAGGTTGATAATAGTAGACGCGGAAAAAGCCTTAGAACTGGCCGCAAAACGAGCAAAGAAAAGTAACAACCGAAATAAATAACTTGTTATGAGCAAGAAGGTAACATTAAAAGAATTGACCCTTAAAAACTTTAAGGGTATTAGGGACTTGGCCGTAAAGTTCGGCGAAGTAACCACCATTGCCGGCGCAAACGCGACAGGTAAAAGCACCGTTTTCGACGCTTTTACCTGGGTGCTTTTCGGCAAAGACAGTAACGACCGTACGGATAGCGGGAAAGGCGCATTTACCGTTAAGACGGTCGGCCCGGACGGGAACCCTATACTTAAATTGGAACATTCCGTAACGGCCGTTTTAGACGTGAACGGCGAAGAAGTGGCCCTTACCCGCACCCTTACGGAAGATTGGGTAAAACCGCGCGGTAAGGCCGAAGTAGAACTTAAAGGAAATACTACGCATTACTTCTGCAATGGCGTAGAAATTAAGGCAGGAGCTTTCCAAGAAAAGGTAGCAGCCATAACCGAAGAACAACTTTTTAAGTTGATTACGAACCCGGCTTACTTCCCTTCGTTGGATTGGAAGACCCAGCGCGAAATATTGCTACGCATTGCCGGGGGCGTAACATACGAAGAAGTGGCCGCCGGCCGCGCCGATTTTGCGGCTATCCTTTCCCAGCTTTCCGGTAAAGATTTGGCGGAGTTCAAACAAGAAATAGCCTACCGCAAAAGCCGGATTAAGGAAGGTTTGGAAAAATGCCCTATCGAGATTAACGCAATAGACAGCGTTACGCCCGAAGCCCCGGACTACGAAGCCTTGGAAGCCGAAAAGGTACGCTTATCCGCCGAGTTGGAAGAAGTGGAAGCGGCTATTACGGACGTTGCAGAAACGGCCCGCAAACACTACGAAGGAGTGCAGGAAAAACGCAAGGCGATTAACGACCTTCGGAACCAGCAGCAGGACGTAGTTTTCAGAGCAAGACAGGCCGCGCAAAAGGAAGGCTACGAGAAGAACGCCAAACGTAACGAGGTTAAGACCAACTACGAAATTACGAAGCGCGAAGTCACGAACTATAACGCCGCTTCGGAAAACGACCTTTCCGATATTCGCCACCATATCCAAACCCTTACTTCTGAAATAGCGGACTTATCCGCCAAGGTGGAAGCCAAACGCGAAGAATGGAATACGCGAAACGCCGAAGAATATAAAGTAAGTACCGGCGGCCTTATTTGCCCGATATACGAAACCTTATGTTCGGACGCAAGCGTTTTGCGTATGGACGCTATCGCCAAGGAGAAGGCGCGGGCCAAATTCGACGAAGCCAAGACCCGCGACCTTGCCCGGATTACCGAAGAAGGCAAAACGCTAAACCAGCGAATAGCAGAAAAGAAAGCCCGGTTACAGGACTTGGAAGCCCAACTTTCCGAACGTATGGAAGCTATCGCCGCTAAGAAAGCCGAATACGCTAAGAAGTTACAGGACTTGGAAGCGGAAATAGCCGCCAACCCGGAAGTAACCGTATCTACCGACATTATGCCCGAAGACTTACCCGAATGGAAGGAGATAGAAGCCCGGATAGCCGAAATATCCGCTACCATTTCGGACATACCGGCGGCCGATACTGCCGAGCTTACAGCCAAGAAACGGGAACTTACGGCCCTTTTGGACGAAGTAAAACAAAAGCTAAGTATTCGGGCCACCATTGAAAAGAACGCCGCAAAGAAGGCCGAAATATTGGCAAGGGAAAAGGAATTAGCCCAGCAGCAAGCAGATTTAGAAAAGCAGGAATTTACGATAGACGAACTTAATAAGGCCCGAATGGACGAAGTAGAACGCCGGGTAAATAGTAAGTTCCAAAACGTCCGCTTTCGAATGTTCGAACCCCAGCTAAACGGCGGCGAAACCCCTACTTGTATCGCAATGGTAGACGGGGTTAAGTACACAGACCTTAATACAGCCGGAAAGATAAACGCGGGGCTTGACATCATTAACACGCTTTGCCTTTATCACGGGGTAAGCGCACCGGTATTCATCGACAACGCCGAAAGCGTAAACCAACTATTCCCGGTTGCTTCCCAGCTTGTAAAATTGGTTGTAACCACCGACAGAGAATTAACCATTAACCACTTATAAAAATTAAAGTTATGAACGAGAACAAAGAAAAGCGCGAGTTCGCGCAGCAGTTGGAGCAAATCGCCGAAACGCTTACGCAGGCGGTAAAAGACAACGAAGGCCGGGCCTTTATCCTTATCGGCACGGACGTTAAGGACAATAAGGACGGCGAAAGCGAGAATGTGCAGGGCGTAATAGCAGTAGGCGGTAACGGTGGGCAAGTAATAAAGGGGTTGGCGAATTTCTTCACCGGAAAACAAACCGCGCCGCTTGCTGTCGAAGCTATGGAATTGGCAGCCTTGAAGATGTTAAGCCGGCTTCTCGAAAACTAATAACAACGACCTATAAAAATATGAGTTATGACAGAAGAAAAAGGATTAACCGTAATTGACGAAGCAAAGCGGAAATTCGAACTTGCCTGTAAGGACGCTTCGGCCTTGCAGATTGTAAACAACTTCGGCGCGGCATTTACCGCCGTAAACGTAATTGCCCTTTTGCGCGAAGCCCTTTCCGACGAAGTAATGGAGCGTGTATTTATGCCGCTTATGAACACGAAGGTAGGCTTTCTTACCGACCGTAACGGGCGACCGCGTAAAAACGGGACGGTACAACCGCTTTATACTATCCAGGTTGTTCGGGACGCGATTATAGACGCGGTAAGTATCGGGCTTCTTCCGACCGGCAACCAATTTAATATTATTGCCGAACGAATGTACCCGACCAAGGAAGGCTATACGGCCCTTCTTCGGAAAATCGGCGTAAAATACTTCATCGACGTATCATTTGACAAAGGCCAAACCGCCGGATTTGCGGAGGTGCCTTGCAAAATCAACTACACGTACAACGGAGAAAAAAACAGCTTCGGAATAGTGGCTACCGTGAAAAAAGACGATTACAGCAGCCCCGACCAAATCCGAGGTAAAGCCGAACGCCGCGCCAAAAAAGCCCTTTATGAGTATATAACCGGTTGCGACTTCGGCGACGCTGACGAACAAAGCGGCCCCGTTGAAGACGTAGAATATAAGGACGTTACCCACGAGGTAGAAGCCGAAGTTAAAAACAATGCCAATGCGGGCGGAACACTTGATTTCGGCCAAGCAGAAACGAACGGAACCAAACAGCCACCTAAAACACCCGGATTCTAATATGAAAGTAATTTTTGGTATTGCCATTTTGACGGCAAAGGACATCGACGCGCTTAACGCCCGAATTGATGCGGTAGAACGCGCAACGGGAAGAAACGAATATAGGATAGCCAAATTAGGCGGCAGTCTTACAAATTTTGCCGCTAAGTTCGCTACGGCTATGGACTTCATCGGCCGGAATCTTCCGCTAAAAAGGAAGCGTAAAGCATTTCGCAAAATCGTAGAAGCGTAGTTACAATGGTTCTAAAAGTATTAGGCAGTAGCAGCCACGGAAATAGCTACATATTGGAGAACGACCGCGAAGCCTTGTTATTGGAAGCGGGCGTAAGGTTCGCCAGCGTGAAGCAAGCGTTAGACTACAATATAACGAAGGTTGTAGGCTGCCTAATTACCCACGAACACAAAGACCACGCAGGCTACATTAACGAAGTATTGAAAGCTACCGTACCCGTCTACGCTTCGGCCGGTACAATTGAGAACACCCCAATAGAAGGCCCGCGCCGCGCGAATGTTTGCAAAGCCGGAACCCTTTTTACCCTCGGCGGTTTCCGAATTATTCCTTTCGGGACTAAGCACGATTCCGCCGAGCCTTTGGGGTTCTTCATCAACCACGAAGAAACGGGTAATATCCTATTCGCTACCGATACCTATTACTTGCCTTGCAAGTTTGCAGGACTTAATAATGTATTGATAGAATGTAATTACCGCTTAGACCTATTGGACGCGAATATAGCGGCCGGGCGCATTCCCGCCGTTGTTCGGAACCGTACGCTAAAATCGCATTTAAGTTACGACCATTGCGTACAGGCATTACAAGCCAACGATATAAGGGGGGTAAATAATATTGTTCTTATCCACCTTTCCGACGGTAACAGCAACGCCGAACAATTCCGGGCCGGAGTGCGAGCCGCAACCGGTAAGACCGTACATATAGCCGAAGCGGGGCTAATAATCAATTTCGACAAAACCCCCTTTTGATATGATTAAAGGATTTGACCAAGAAACGCAGCCCTTAAACGATTACGAAATGGGCGTACTTCTTCCGCTTCTCGTACGGGGGCTTAGGACGAAAATAGGGCGCGAAAATGCCGTTACAAACAAGCATATCGTAAACACCCTTAAAGGTTCCTATAAACTAAACGACGCACGGGTAAGGAAGATTATAAACCACATAAGGACAAACGACCTTATACCGGGCTTAATAGCCACTTCCGAAGGGTATTTTATCGCCCAAAGCGAAGTGGAACTATTGGAGTACGAAGAAAGCCTAAAAGGGCGTGAAGACGCTATTAGGGCCGTCCGGTTGAGTATTGCGCGGCAAAGGCGAATACTTTACGAGCAAAAGAGGGAAGAAAAACAAAGAACACTTTTTAATAAATAACAAAATGGAAAAACAGTTTTTTATGGTTTACGCCGAAGGCCAAGGCGCACCGACGTACAAACACGAGAACGAACAGGCGGCCAGCAAGGAAGCCGAACGATTGGCCGAGAAGTTAGGGGTTAATACGACCGTATTACAGGCCGTAAAAACGGTTGCTCCGAAGGACATTACCAAGCGCGTAAAGACCTACGCGGACGCTTGCGCGGTGCTTGGCATTGAGCCTATGAACGAAACCGTATTAGCGAAGTTGGGCTTTACCAAGGACGAAATAGCCTATCGCAAGTTAAAGACCATTGCCGAAGCCCTTAACGAAGGTTGGCGGCCGGATTGGGCCAATAGCAACGAGTACAAATATTGGCCTTGGTTCGTGTATAATCCCGCGTATGCCGGCTTTTCGTACGCGTATACGCATTACGCGGCTTCGTATTCGGTTGCGTTTATCGGCTCCCTGCTTTGCTATAAAACCCGTGAACTCGCCACGTACGCGGGCCGTCAGTTCGAAGGTCTTTATAACGATTTCCTTTTAATCAAAAAATAATGCAACATGGAAAGAGAATTAGGGAAAGACCTTGAACAAGGCAAGAAGCGCGTAGCCTTCCTTATGGATAACTGCGACGCGGTGGAAGAAAAGGGGTATATGAAGCCTTTTACCCCGGAAGAATTGGCCCGCATGAAAGAAAGCCTTTCGGAAACGGACATCGAAATTAACGACATCGAGGAAGAAAAGACGGCCGCGATGAAGGACTTTAAGGCCCGTTTGGAACCCCTTACGACGGAGCGAAAGAAAACTTTGGAAGGGTTGAAGAAGAAAGCCGAATTTGTTACCGAAAGGTGCTTTAAGTTCATAGACCAAGAAGCCCGCGAAGTCGGTTACTACAACGAGAACGGCGACCTTATCGAGAGCCGGCCGGCGTACAGCGAAGAATTACAAACAACACTTTTCCAAATCGGAAGAAAAACAGGTACTAACAACTAAAAAGCAAAGCAATGACGAAGCAAGATTTAATTACAGTCGTTGGCAGTAAGACCGGGCAAAACGATAGCCACGTAAGGCCGATTATCGAAGCCACATTAGACGCAATTAAGGAATGCGTACAGCGCAAGGAACCCGTTTACCTTCGCGGCTTCGGAACCTTCCAGCCGAAGAAACGGGCCGAAAAGAAAGCCCGCAACATTACCGCCGGTACTACGATTATTATACCGGCGCACGAAGTAGCCCACTTCAAACCAAGCAAGAGTTTCACAATAAACAAGTAAAAAAGCATGGACGAAAACAAAAAAGTAGTAGTAAACCTTCCCGAAGGAACTACGCAGGCGGAAATTATCGTACGTGAGGGAGAAGCCCCCGCAGTTCTCGACCCAAAGGCCCCGGTAAAAATCGACCTTTCCGGCGTTATCGGTGCGCCGGTTGAATTTTTGGAATTACGGCGGTACGATTCCGAACAAATTAACCCGTTGCGCTGCCACGTCTTAGTAGACCGTGAACAGGTAAGTATTACCCTTATCACGAACGAAGACGACGAATATAGACGCGGGCGAATTGTTGGAAAGCTGACTACACACCCCAAATTTTCCGAATTTGGGATTAACGCCGGCAAAGGTTGGGAACCTAACGAGTTGGGGCAGTTCTTCAAAATGAACCGCGCATTTTTCCCGGACAAAACCGCGAATATGAAGCTCGTAACCGAACTTAAAAACTTCGAAGCTACCGTAAATTCCAAGGTAGAGAAGCAAAAAAGTGAAAAGGGCGACTTCAAAGACAATTATAGCGGCGTGGTTATGAGTAATCTGCCGGAAGCCTTTACCCTTCAAATTCCGATTTTCAAAGGTATGCCGGCGGAAACTATCGAAGTGGAATTTTACGCTTCGGTAAACGGCCGCGACGTAACCCTACAACTTGTAAGCCCCGGAGCTTGCCAACTTTTGGAAGACCTGCGCGACCGAATTATAGACGTGCAGGTAGCCCGCATTCGGGAACTAAGCCCCGAAATTGCGATTATCGAGCAATAGCAGTATTAACCCAGCTACCCCGGTTTCCGGGCCGGGGTAGCTTTTCAATAGTAACAAAATGGCAAAAAGATTCATAGATACAGACCTATTTAAGAAGCGATTTACAAGGGAATTGCCAGCCGCTTATAAATTGCTTTGGGTGTACCTTTTTTGCGAGTGCGACAACGCCGGAATATGGGAAGTAGACTTAGAGGTAGCCGGGCTTTATTGCGGCGAAACGTACACTTTGGAAGATTTCGAAAAAGCCTTTGCCGGAAGAATCTATTTCTTCAATAATGGAAGTAAGGCGTTTTTGCCCGAATTTATCGTGTTTCAGTACGGTGGCGTATCGAACTTGAACCCTACGAACAACGCGCATAAATCGGTATTGCAAAAACTTGAAAAATACGACCTTATACGGGTATTGAATGAAGGTATTACCCAGCTACCGCAAGGGCCGATATTAGGGGCTGACAAGCCCCAAGGCAGGAGCAGGGAAGCCCCTAAAACGAAAGGCAGTAAAATCTTTCAGAAACCCACCTTAGAAGAAGTTGCGGCGTATTGCCAAGAACGGGGTAACGACATAGACCCGCAAGCGTGGATAGACTATTATACTGCGAACGGTTGGAAGGTGGGCCGCAATTGTATGAAGGATTGGAGGGCGGCGGTTAGAACCTGGGAAAGTAACGGAATAGGAAATAGCGGAAATGGACGAAAAGGACAACAAACAGGGGCCGCAACGGGTGGACTTGGAGCGGTTCCGGGCGGTACTTCAAAAAAGAAATATACCGACACGCTTTAAGGTCGATAAGTACACCGAAGACGTGCCGGCAATGTTGCGGGAATGTTATATAGCCGAAGTTATGCGGCGGCGTATGCAGTTCATCGACGACGAAGCGACCCAAAGCCATATAAAAAAGGCGGCAAAATGGCTTACCGGGAATTGCAAACCGGGGCTTCTGCTATTCGGGACGGTAGGCAACGGTAAAAGCACGTTAGCCCGCGCAATAGGTAGGCTTATAGAGGTTTTGTACGAAAGCACATATTACGACCGGCGTAAGACGGTTAGGACTGTATCGGCCTTGGAACTTGCAGATATAGCCAAGAACCAGCCGGAACGGTTCGACAGCATAAAAAAAGCCGAATTATTGGTTATAGACGACGTAGGTGTAGAACCCGCAGTAGTTAAGGTTTGGGGCAATGAGATAAGCCCGTTTACCGAAATTATGTACTACCGCTATGATAGGGTACTATGGACGTTAGTAACCACCAATTTAGACGACGAAGATTTTTACAAACGATACGGCCCGCGTTTGGGCGACCGATTTACGGAAATGTTCGATAGAATAGCGTTTGAAAATTACTCTTACAGAAAATAATAGCCAATATGGAAAAGATATACATTTCGGGCCAAATTAGCGGCCAGCCAATAGAAGAAGTAACGGCCAAATTCGAAGCGGCGGAAGCCATGTTGAAAGCCCAAGGTTACGAGGTGGTAAACCCGCTTAAAAACGGTATTCCCGCTAACGCTTCTTGGGAAGTCCACGTAGCTATGGACGTACTTCTACTTATGGGGTGTAAGGCTATCTATTTGTTGCCCGATTGGGGATTTTCCAAAGGGGCTACGCTTGAAAAGAATTTAGCCGAATTAACGGGCAAGACGATTATTTACGAAGAAGTGCCGACCTTCCAGCAGATAAAGCAGGCGATAGCCGAAGGCATGGGCGTTGCCTTCTACGATATTGTAGGCGAAAGTCGAGAGCAAAAGCAGGTCTTCGCCCGTATGATTTTCGCCCAGCTATGCCGGGAAGAAGGGGCGACGGTGGTAAGGATTGCAAAAGAGATGAAGCGGAACCACGCTACTATTATCTACTACCTAAGAAAGTACCCGGACGATTACCGATATACCCCCGAATTTAGGGCTTATGTAAACGCAGTTAAAGCCCACCTATCAAAAGACTAATTTTCCGCGAAAGCGTCTGACTATAATACGAAATGAACGACATTAGATTACTATATATAGACTTGTTTTGCGGTGCAGGCGGAACAAGTACAGGCGTAGAGAAGGCCAACTATAAGGGGCGAAAATGCGCGAAGGTTATAGCTTGCGTAAACCACGACGCGAACGCCATAGCGAGCCACGCGGCCAATCACCCCGAAGCGCAGCACTATACGGAAGATATGCGAACCTTGGACTTACACCCATTGGCAGAACATACCGCCGAAATGCGCCGAATGTACCCTATGGCGAAAGTTGTGCTTTGGGCTTCGCTTGAATGTACCAATTTCAGCCGGGCAAAAGGCGGCCTTCCGCGCGACGCAGATAGCCGTACCCTTGCCGAACACTTGTTTAGGTACATAGAAGCCCTTGCCCCCGATTATATCCAAATCGAGAACGTAGAAGAATTTATGAGCTGGGGCGATTTGGACGAAAACGGAAAACCGATTAGCAGGGACAAAGGGCGGCTTTATACCAATTGGGTAGATAACGTAAAAGCCTACGGGTACAAGTTCGACCATAGAATACTTAACGCGGCGGATTACGGAGCCTACACCAGCCGAAAGCGTTTCTTCGGGATATTTGCCAAATCGTACCTTCCTATCGTTTGGCCGAAGTCTACCCACTCGAAGACCGGGGGCGGCGACCTTTTCGGCAGCTTGGAGAAGTGGAAGCCCGTAAAGGACGTTTTGGATTTTGACGATGAAGGGGAAAGTATCTTTAACCGTAAAAAACCGCTTTCACCTAAAACCTTGGAGCGCATATACGCGGGCCTTATAAAGTTCGTGGCCGGTGGCAAAGACGCATTTTTGGTTAAATACAATTCGATGAACCAAGGCGGGAAATATCAAGCTCCGGGTATAGACCAGCCTTGCCCCGTAGTATCGACACAAAACCGCTTAGGTATAGCGCAAGTGTCTTTTTTGTCGAAGCAGTACGGCGGCCACCCAAGTAGTAAAAATAGTTCGATAGAAGCACCGGCCGGTACGATTACTTGTATAGACCACCACGCATTTATTTCTGCGTACTACGGAAATGGTAATAACCATTCCGTAAATATGCCTTCGCCCACTATTACAACGAAAGATAGGTTTTCGGTGGTAAAGCCGGAATTTATAGCGAACAATTATAGCGGCGGCGGGCAATTATCATCCTTGGATAACCCTTGCCCGGCGGTAATGACGAACCCCAAGCAAAACGTAATAGCCTGCAAATGGTATCTTATGAACCCTCAATTTTCTAACGCCGGCGGTTCCGTCGAAAAGCCGTGCTTTACCCTTATCGCCAAAATGGATAAAAAGCCCCCGTACCTTATTGCTACGGAGTGCGGACAATTGGCAATAGAGATTTACGAAACCGATAGCGGCCCAATGCGGAAAATAAAGGAGTTTATGGCCCTTTACGGTATCGTCGATATAAAAATGCGAATGTTAAAAATTATCGAGTTAAAGCGAATAATGGGGTTCCCGGAAAACTATACCCTTATAGGAACGCAAGCCGACCAAAAGAAGTTTATCGGCAATGCGGTAGAAGTGAATATAGCCCGTGTTCTTTGCGAAGCCTTGGTAGAAGAAATTGTAGACGAACTATTAAAAGTTGCATAGAATGACACTACGAATTATTAAACCACCGAAACCCGGTAAAATGTTCGTTACGTTGGCTTCTACCGGCTATTTATTTTTCAGTAGCCGAGCAGTTGCAGAACTTAACCTTTCAGAGCATAAAGGGGTACTATTGGCCCACGATGAACGCGGGGCTTTGCACTTGAAAGTTTCCTATAATACAGACCCCGACGCTTTCCGGGTTTATGTACGGAAAAATGGGGTCTGTTCGGTTACGTGTATTCGGGTCGCGCCCTTGTTTCGCCGTATAGGTATCGAAATTAAAGAATCAACCAGGTACAACCTTATCGAAGCCTCGGAAGAAGGTTTTTATAAGATAGAAGGACTTAAAACAAAATGAAAACAAAGGATTTAAGCAAGTTGCCGGAAGGAGCTATTTTGCTGGTAGTAAAGAACAGTAACGGGACATTTTCGCCGTTAGGCATAAACCCCGACCAAGGGCGAATTATAACGGCTTTTATCGGGAAATTAAGCGAAGAACAGCCGTTAGTATTAGCCAAAGGAATAGATTTAACAACCAAATAATTAAAGCAATATGTTAGTATTAGAAGCAATTGGCAACCTCGGAGCGGACGCCATTATTAAAGACCTTAACGGACAAAAGTACATAGCTTTCAGCGTAGCCCATACCGAAAGCTATAAAGATTCGCAGGGGCAACGACACGAACGTACGACTTGGGTAAGTTGCCTTAAATACGGAGAAAGCCCGGTAATTAACTATTTGAAGAAAGGAACCCGCGTATTCATTCGTGGCGAACTTTCGGCCAAGGCATACGAAGCCGGCGGAGCATTGCAAGCCGGTATAAATTGCCGGGTTAGAGAATTGCAGCTTTTAGGCGGAAACCGGGCCGACCAAACAGAAGCCCCCCAGCAGGCCGTAACGACTTCGGCCGCTACACCAACTTACGCTCCGCCGGCATATCAGCAACCCGAAGAAGTAGACGATTTACCATTTTAACAATTACCGATATGATAGGAAAGAAATTAAGCCCCGTGCTTGAAGAAATGGAAGCTACCCTTTGGGAGTACGAAGCATTTAACGGAGCAAAACCGAATTACACCTTAGAAGGGTTCCGGGCTTCTACAAAAATATTTATGAGCGCACTATTAGATAAGTTTTTCGAGAAGCAGCAGGCCGAAGGAGTTAGCCAAGAAGACACCTTAAAAGCCGTAGAAAAATTAGGGCAAGACGTTCGGGCCTTGGTCTTTAACGCTACCGGAATAGATACGCACCTACTTTATAACCGAACAAAAGTTAATTAAAATATTGAGTATGAAAGCAAAACAATTTAAGGAAGTAAATGCAGTTTACGGAGAAAATCAACCCGAATATTACCCCCTTCCTGCATATAAATCAGAAGACGGAACGGCGGTTTTTTGCTTTGAGTTGGACGAAGAAGAACGGAAGAAGATAGCGGAAACCGGGGAACTTTGGGTAGCCCTTCGAACATTTAACCAGCCATTACAGCCAATATGCGTAACCGTGAATAAGTCGGACGTTTTAATAACACAATAGTATGAAAGCAGTAGTAACACTTGGCAAATACTTCGGCCCGAAGCACCCCCGTAAAGGGCAAGAAACGGGCTTTATAGCCAAAGTAGCCGACGGGCGGAAGGTACACACCTGCCGAAGCAATTACGGGTATTGGCGGGCAAAAATCGAAAAAATAACGGCTACGGGTGGAG